TGTCTATTGGGTTTAACGATCAAACCGGTTACGTTTATATCATTTTAGAAAACGGAATAACTATCGTTTCTGTATTTGGCAAACCAGTCGAGTTTATTATTTTTGATTGTGAAACTGAAGAGGAATTGATTTTTGACGATTACGACGAAGCATTAAAATCACCACTAACAATTTAGATATGGAATACTACAAAGAACTTTACGAACACGCAAAAGTACAGGGCCTAACCAACGCAAAAAGCAAAGGCCGCGCTCAAGGTAACATTTTGATAGCCGATGCTATCCTTTCAACGATGGATGCGTTTATGGATCCGGATCACTTCCAAGACCAGATCGCACGAGTAAGAAAACAAATAATGGAAGCGTATAACGAATTAAATCACGATGTATAGAAAATACCTTATAAGCCTAGTGTTGGAACGCACGGGTATCAGCAAGCTAGAAGCGTACACTAAAACGAACTTCGAGCTTCAACAACTTTTAAATCGAGTAACGCCGATTTAGTTTTTAGTTAGTTTAGTTTGGTTTGGGGCGGTCAGAAATGGTCGCTCTTTTTTTGTTTCAAAAAATATATCTTTACGTTATAATCATAGATATGAAAGTAGAAATAAACGTACCTAGCACCTTATCGGATATTCCGTTACATAAGTATCAGAAGTTTCTAAGAATCGTAGACAAGAACATCGACGATCCGAACGCAGATCGTTTCGTAGCAATGAAGATGATCGAGATATTTTGCGACTTCCCGAACGAGTTAATATTTGATTACAAGATAAAAGACATAACCGGTATAACGGACATCTTAACTAGAATGTTCGAAGAACGACCAGGCCTGGTACGTACGTTTAAAATAGGCGACACCGAGTTTGGTTTTATTCCGAACTTAGAAGATATGACCTTTGGAGAGTATATCGACCTAGACACTTATATAAGCGATTGGCAAAATATTCATAGGGCAATGGGGGTTTTATACCGACCGATAACCGCTAAGATAAAAGACAAGTACTCGATAGAAAAGTATAGAGGCGACGCTTATATGGACGCGATGATCAACACACCGATGGACGCAGTTTTGTCGAGCATTGTTTTTTTTTACGATTTAGGGATCGACTTACAAAACGTCACCCTGGACTCTTTGACGGGTCAGGAGAAGGAGATCTATCAGCGGTATCTAACTTCAATCGGAAGTGGGGTTGGTACAATGCCTTATATATACTCTGTAACGGAGACGTTACAAAGATTGAACCGATCACTAATTTAAACGTGGGTGAATGTCTAACGGCTTTAGAATACAGTAAAGAACTAAAAGAAGTAGAACAAAGTAAGTTTAAACGCTGACAAAAAATAAAATAAAGTCAACTTAAACGTTTACAAAAAGTAAACTAAAAAGGTAACTTAAAAGTTACATCGATATGAGTATAGCAATTAGAAGTTTTTATCTATTAACCCAAGCCATTAAGGACGAACTCCAGAACGATCCGTCTGTTAATACCGTTTCGTTTGGGGACATCACCGAGCTTGATTTAAGAAAGCAAACGATATTCCCTTTGGCGCATATTATGCTCAACTCGGTAACTAATCGTGGAAACGTTTTAGTGTATAACATAAGCGTGTTTTCGATGGACTTAGTAGACACTTCAAAAAGCGAAACGCAAGATTGGTTCGTAGGAAACGACAACGAGCAAGACGTTTTAAATACTTGTTTGACCGTGTTAAATAAACTCGCTACCAAGCTAAGAAAAGGCGCACTCTTTTTAGATAAATATCAACTAGACGCAGACGTAGTTTTTGAACCGTTTGTGGAACGCTTCGATAATTCTTTAGCGGGATTCGTAGGCACGTTTGACATCTTAGTTACTAACGATATTGATATATGCTAGACACCGACAAACTTCAGGGTGCGTTAGAAGCGTTTAGAGATCGTGTTGTTAAAGAATCAAAACAAGGTCTTAGGCGACGTAAAAAGGTCGTGTCTGGTAATTTGTTAAACTCAATAAAAGGCTCACCGGTAAACGTAACGCAGAATAGTTTGCAGTTCAACATATCAATGGCCGACTACGGTACGTTCCAAGACAAAGGAGTTAGCGGTACGGAAAAAAAATACAACACGCCTTACACTTACCGAGATAAGATGCCACCCACTAGATCTCTTGACGGTTGGACAGTAAGAAAGGGAATAGCACCGAGAGACGAAAAGGGAAGATTCTTAAGTAGAAAAACCTTAACGTTCTTAATCGCTCGTTCAATTTATCGCAATGGTATAAAGCCTAGTTTATTCTTTACGACACCTTTTAAAAAATATGTTAAAGACCTACCAGAAGAAATAGCCGAAGCGTTTGCATTAGACGTAGAAGAATTTATCAACTTCATAAATAAACAAAACTTCAGTAATGGCAATAATTGATATAGGTGTTCGCAGTCCCTATTTTGTAACGCACGAAGTAGCTACGGCAGCTTATGGACTTTTAGATTTGACTATCGATGGTACATTAAGATACAGCATCACAAAAGACGTAATACCAGGCACAACACGAGTAACAATAGATATATCTCAATTAGTTAGAGATTATATCAATCCGCTATACGCAGACCCAGGTGGGTTTAATGATTCGGGTGAGGTTAGTTACAGTTACGTGCTTACGCTTTACGATGCAACCGACGTTTCTCTTACGCCTACTAAATCGGATTCCGGAACCGCTACCGATGGTTATCAGTTTTACTACAACGGAAACAACTACGCACTTTTCAATAGTGCAGAATTAGTAACCGGTCAAAGATTATACTACGCAGCTAACGAGTCCGGATTCTTCTACGAGAACGTTTCAAACACACTAACCAAAAGAACATTCTCATCGTCAGCTACGAGCTTCGGTACAGTTACTATTGTCAGATTGCCTTGTACAAGATACACGGGTTATCCGGTTACGTTTTTAAATCGCTTCGGAGTACTTCAGCAAATGTGGTTCACCGCTAAGACGGTAGAATCTCAATCGGTAACTGGAAGTCAGTATAAGTCTAAATACAACACCGACACCGGTGCGATCTTCGGAGGCAAGCACCAATACCAAGTCTACAATAAAAACGCACGTAGGAGATACACTTTAAATTCAGATTACATAACAAACAATCCGGACACTTTCAACGACCAGATACAAGAGCTTTTACTTTCTGAGTACTTGTGGATTGGAGACTATGACCTAAACACTTCAGTTCCGGTTAATCTAGTTACTTCCGATGTGACGTATAAAACCGGACTAAACGACAGACTAATAAACTATCAGCTCGTATTTGAGCAAGCATTCGATTTAATTTCAACGGGGAGATAGATGGTATCGGTATCACTTTATGTAAATAATGTCAAGCTAGATTTATTCAACGACGAGAATATTAGCCTAACGCAAAGTATTCAAAACGTCCGAGACATAAGCAAGGTGTTTGCCAATTTTACGCAGACCTTTACGGTTCCGGCTTCACGGGTGAATAACAAAGTCTTTAAACATTATTACAATTTTAATATAAACAACGGGTTTGACGCACGTAAAAAAGTAGATGCCAAGATTGAATTAAACTACCTACCGTTTCAGACGGGCAAAGTACAGTTAGAAGGGGTTAATCTAAAAAACAACGAGGTATTCGCTTACCGTATAGTATTCTTTGGTGAGATCGTGGATCTTAAAGACATCGTAGGCGAGGATAAACTATCTGGTCTTACGTGGCTCGCTAACATAACAAGAACGTACTCCGCAGCAAACGTACTCGCAGACTTACAAACCGATGGCGTAGATATAACAGTCGGAGGCACGACTTATACAGACGCATTATGCTTACCATTAATAACAAACACTTCGCAGTTATATTACGATTCTGCAATGTCTCCAATACCGCCTTATTTTAAAAGTGACGGAACAATAGACCCGCTAGGTGCTAACCTATTCCCAAGCGGAAACAACGGAGTATATTTCGAAGAGTTAAAGTACGGTATAAGAGTGTGGCTAATTATAGAAGCTATTGAACGTAATTACCTAGACGAAAACGGAAACTCGTTAATTGAGTTTGATTCTACTTCGTTTCTTAAACTAACAAGCAATGCGCAGTACTTTGATCTGTATATGTGGTTGCACCGTGAAAAAGGCTTCGCGTTTAAACAAACCGAGGTTACGGTTCTATACCCAAACTTCCCTGCGGATAATACATCAATGACTAGAGTATTCTCGACTCCGCAACGATTAGTCGTTTTTAATCTAACCGGAAGTGAGACTGTTTCTTATTCACTAAACGTCACTACCGCACCGGCAGCAGAATATACCGTAGCTATTTATCGTAACGGATTGTTATACGCACAACAAACATTTGCGGGTACAACAACGGGTACGATTCTAAGTGGTACGATGATCAACGGAAACTACGAGGCTTTCGTAACCGGAACATCTAGTAACTCAATCGCCTTGCAATGGTCGGTAACCGATAGTGCTTTGTCAGAAGGT